ATATAATTCCACATACTCGTTTACTCGAAATTGATCCTGTTTCATCTGATAAGATTTGTTTTATAAAATTTTTCATTCTTTTTTTCCTCGACTTTTAGTAATTTTGCTTTGTAGTTTTTCGATTAACATTTCAATTCGTTGCTCCAATAATTCTATTCTCTTTTTAAGTTCGTTAATCTGATCTTCGTAAATTGTAATTACTTTGTTATTACCTGATGCTTTTAATTCGTTTCTACTTTTAAAATAATCCCAAACATCTTTTCCTTTGAGTACACCTATTAAGGCGACAACTATGCCAATAATAGAAACCTGGTCCATTTTAAAATTCTTTTAATAAAGTATAAGTATAGTTTAATTTTTTTGATTCTTTTGCTAAAGTTAAAATCTTTTTAAAATCTGCGGGATTATTCAGCACTTGACAACCAGCACTCCATTTATCTATTATAGTAGATATTGATTTTTCGTTTGCTCTATGTATATTGATACCGAACAAGCCTGTATCTAAAGTTTGATTTTCTTCTGCTTTATCATTTAAGTTTTTATCACGATAAACAGTTACTGGCTTGATTTGACAAAACGCTTCATACTTGCCTTGATGCATTCCTATTTTCCAAGTATCAACGTATTGAGCTGGCTTTAATAATGCTGCTCCCTTTGGATTTAATAAGTTCTTTAACCAATGAACACCAGGATTAGTAGTACAAGTAAACCACTCTATTTTTTCATTATTAATTACTCCGAATAAGTCATCGAACTGATTAGGTAAATCCGCTTTTGAACGTATTCCAACAAAATTAATATCACTAAACCATTTGTAATTGTTTAATAAATATTGTGATTTTATTTCTTCGATAGTATATTTTTTCATTATTTATCTTCTAAAATTTCAACTCTGTGGACTAAACTATCATGCTTAACATCTTGCACCATTACCATAGTTTTAATTTCGTTTAAGTCTTTGCTCATCTTCATCAAAGCATTAACCCCTAATGCTCCGATAAAAGATAAGATGGCTATCAACCCCGAGACCAGCCATAAGAGAATATCAAATTGTGTCATATATTTATTAAGTTCCATTTATTATTATTCCACGAATACAATTTATTATCGCTTGGGTAAGGTATTGGTGCTTCCCATTTATAGTTTACTAAAATCCAATCTTCGTATGGCTTAGGTGAAATAAAAACATTATTCACGCTATCATAAGTAAATCCTATTCCAGCATAAGTATTTCTAAAGTTAGAATTATAAGATGTTTGTTTTATATTATCGAAATCATAATCTATGTTTAAAGAGTTTATAAAATCAATTCCTAATTGTTCAACTTCAATTCCATTAGAGAGTAGTATAGCATTATCAATAACAATTACAGCTATTACAATGTTATTTTTTAAAAGTGCAAAATTTGCCATTATTGAAATTTATATTTTATTATTACTATTCCCGAACCTCCATTACCGCCAAAAGGTCCGCCACTTACATAAGCACCGCAACCACCACCACCTGAACCTGTATTTATAGTTGCACTTGTTGGTAAAGTAGCAACAGCAGTAGATGAACCGCCTTTACCTGCCCCCCCAGTTCCACCATTTCCGCCAGCTAAATAATAACTTCCACCTCCACCACCACCAGCATAAGTTACTGAGCTTCCTGATATCGAACTTGCTAATCCATTACCACCAGGCTCACCAGTCCACGATGCAGAAGTACCTCCAACAGTTCCAGCACCTCCACCACCACCTGCACCAAAAGATGTTGATGAACCTCCATTTTTACCTTGACCAACTGTACCTAATGGAGTAGTAGGAGTTGAAGTACTTGCACCACCACCACCACTTCCATTATTAGTAACAGTATTAGTAGTTCCATATCCCTGTCCTTTACCGCCTCCATAAGGAACTATTGAATTAAAAGATGAAGATACCCCATTATTACCCGAAGTTCCACCTGTTCCACCATTACCTCCACTACCAACAACAACCGAATAAGTTTGTAATAAAATAGATAATCCTGTATTTGTTAAATAACCACCAGCTCCACCGCCACCATTACCAACTCCAGCAACTGGTCCACTTCCACCGCCACCACCAGCTATAACTAAATATTCAACTACATCATTTGGAGCAGTTCCCAAATTGGTAACCACAAAGTTATCAGTTGATAAAAAAGTATGAATCTTATAATCGCCACTTGTAGTTATAGTTCCACCAGTTGCAACTGTAAATGGATTTACTACAGGTGGAGATGTAGCTGCTTCGTAATAAAAACTATTATACTTAGTAATATTCATTATTGAACTATGTTTAAAACGATTGTAATTTGTTCGGCACTTGTTGGAGTGTAAACACTTTCTAAAGTTACCACACAAAAAATATGAGCAGCACTTAAAGTAGGTACTACGCTTATCGGTTTGCTAATATCATTAGTCGATGTTTTCTCATTAGTTGTTGCCGCCCAGTTAGTATGTTTTATTTTACCTAAAAAGTTCTTTTGATTTGCAGCAGTCGGAACGAAAGCAGCATTATCAGCAGCAACTGTAAATGATTCTGAATAAAAATTCAAAGTCAAAGAAGGAGTTGAAGCTGGATTAGAACTTATTATCGAACTGTTTACAATTACTGAATTACCTAAATCAGCATCTATTGCTATCGGAATTACTATTCCATCTCCTGACAATACATCGCCTATTGAATAAGCGGTTACGTTTGCAGGTCTTGTTATTGTTCTTTTACTTACCATTATTTTATATTTTTAAATTGTTAATTATTGAACTGTTGGATTTGTTATCGGAATACTACATGCATCCCATTCAAATATTGCACTAAATTCTATATCAAAAAACCATCCCGCCACCTCATCATTAAAAGCATCTACAAAATCAGTTAAAGTTGCTTCAGTATTTATTTTAATTATTTCATCAAATTGGTATTGTTTAAAATAAATTAAAGTATCTAAACATATTTGTTTGCAATCCGATAAGACCTCAAGTTGGTTTCTTAATCCTTTCTTGCTTTTATCACAAATATAAAATCTAATTACAGTTACATCACTTGTTCCACTTATTCGATTAGGTTGCAAAGTACCAAATAACATAGGGTAATGAATAGACTGACCGCCATTTAATTCATCCCAAGGATCGCCAAAAAACCAGCTCTTAATTTGTTTGTGAGCAGCTACATAGCTTTCTATCGCAATTACCAATTTGTTTAATGTAAGCATCTATTTTTTTTTTATTTTTTTTAATGTACTTTTTAATTTCAATCTTTGTTTTTTTTCTTATTGCCATACTGGATTGTCTCTATTATCTTGTATATTACTATAATCTTTTTTACCCAAAATTCTAGTGCCTAAATAAATATCAACATCGTAAGCATTACGCTCAGGGAATATATCAGCTCCTGTATTTGTGTTATAAGTAGGATAAGTAGAATTATTATAGTTTAAATATTTTATCATTCGGTCTCCGTACATTTCGCCATTAGTTTTCCAAATATTCATTAAATATTCCATGTCATTAGTTGGTATCGGTTGCCCGTTATCACTGCTATTTGTCATTATGCCTTTATTAGCATATCGAAATTTAAACGTTGGTGAGCTTTCATACATAATATAATGAACCATCATTTTTAAAATGTAGTTATCTATTATTAGTTTGTAATCTGCTGGAATAGTAGTAGTGTTATTTATATAAGCTAAGATGTGAGTTTCAATCGTATTGTATAAACTCGTTCCCAATAAAGGAAGTATGTATTTATCTTGCACCAATTCAATTACTGGTGTTATCTTATCGTACTCGGTGTTATCGTCAATAACCGAATGTCTAATTAAATAATCTTGACCTATCCAAAGTGTTGCCATGTTTATTTCTTTTTACGTTTTACTTTTGTTTCACCAACCCATATATGTCTGCACCAAGGAGTTGTTTCGCCTGTATTAGGATTTGTATAAAACCCTCCACGATAATTCCATGCATCTTCGCCAAACTCATTAGTATAAGTTTCTATTTGTTCGTAAGTCAAAGCATCTGATTCAGTTAAATTAACCATATCAATACAAAATTTTCTGCTTTCAGTTTTTACTTCTGGAGCATCGGGTCTTTCAACATATCTATAAACTGTATAAATTTCGGTATCGTAACCCTCAGTATCTTTATCTAATCCTTTTTCAGTTGGTGTAAATAAACCCCCTAAAGTATCAATTAATTTTTTAGCTGCTAACCATTCTAATACAGTTGTAACTTTATCTTTATCGACATTTAACGACTTAGCAAGTTCTTCAGGTTTAGCAAATGGATTACCCTTTAATTGG